CATTTTGAATTAATAGGGGTTTAATTATGAATAGTTTTATTGCCGGTATTATAAATTTCATTGAAGACGATAGAGGGTCTAAATCTTCTAAAAGAATAGCTGGTTTATTCCTAATCTCTTCTGGTGGTTTTTCTAAGTTGGCTCTTATTGCTTATGGTGCCAAGATTAAATTATTAACAAAGTTTACGCTTTATGATAAGATTGATGCATCAGCAGACACTATGTTGTGGGCTGGTGTAGCTTTACTTACCGGAGCAATGATAGAAAAATTTAGGAAGAAAGATGATAAATAAAATACTAGCTGCCTTTGGCGCAATAGGTGCAATATTATTATTTTTTGCAGGTAAACAAAATGAAAAGAATAAACAAACTAAAAGAGCTATTAAATCTGTCAAAGCTGCTAAGAAAGTGCAGAGCGATATTGATACCATGTCTAGTGATGCTAAGCGTAAGCGGATGCGGAGGAAATATTCTAGGTCTGGGAAATCCAAATCTTAAATATTCTGACGTTCTAAAATGCGTTAGGCCGACAGATGCGGAGATAGATTTTATGACGGATCAAACATTAGATATGATCCTATATAATAATGAGTTAATCTGTGAGGATGAATAAGTTTACTAGTGATCTCATTGTTAAATCATATAATGAAACTAAATGGCAGTTAACCGAAGAGTTTTATTTTTACTTTGAAGAACACGGTAAACGAATTAATGTTGTAGTACCAAAAGGTTTTATAACTGACTTTGCGTCAGTACCGAGAATATTATGGTCAATATTACCACCAACTGGTAGATATACTAAGGCCGCAGTATTACACGACTATCTATATTCTAATAGTTCTAAACTAAAAACAAATAGAAAACAGTGTGATAAAATGTTTTTAAAAGGTATGGAAGTGCTAGGCGTTAAACGTTGGGTACGAAATACCATTTATAGAGCCGTAAGAATATTTGGTAATAAATATTATAAAAAGGGTTAGCTCTCTTTATTAATTGCATAATACAACAATGCTATTGCATCTGCCTCATTATCATCTTTTGGATTATGCCCTAATTCTTGAACCGCCTTTATTACCTTTTCCTTATTGGCATTGCCTTTTCCAGTTATGTGCTTCTTAATGGTGCCTACTGCTACACCCTCATAAGGAATTTTATTATCTTCACAGAACATAGTTAACGCAGCTTTGAATCCGCCATAACAATGTGCGGCATCAACACCAATATGTTTTCTCACCTCTTCAAAATAAATTACACCTATACCTAGTAATGAACTATTGTGGATTTCTTGTAGGTAGTTTCTAAAATTAACAAACCTTCTGTCGGCACTTTGAAAACGAGTAGCTTTGAAGTTTTCGCTATAAGATACCATTCCTAATTCTGTGCGTTTGGTAGTCATAGCAAAACCTGTTGTCGTGCCTAAGTCTAAGGCCAATATTATTTTAGTCATTTTCTAGTTCTTCAATTAATTTATCTAAGTACCACTTAGCTTTTTTTAAATCTTCTACTTTATTTTTATGGTCAGCTCGTGAGACATATTTTATTATGTTACCTTTGCAAAAGCCAGCTAATTGTGATGGCGATAGTTTTGCTTTAATATAGTCAAAGGTTTCTATACCACCAAACTTATAGTGATCTGGGTTTATTTTTTCGTTAAACATTTTTTTAACTTCCACCAATTAATTAATAAATATAGTTCATCATCAGTTAATATAAAATAGTCGTCCATAATATTATTTTTTATAGTTAATACCTTCCCAACCTTCCGCAGCTACGGGGCAATCTTTAGCCCAGTTGGGTGTTGCTGCCATGAGATTACAAAATCTTTCTAAAGGATTTTGTAAAGCTGTTTGCTGTGGTACTTCTGCGATCAATTCGTCATGTACGGATAGAACAATATTGAAACCTTCATTTTCTATGCGTAACATTGCTTCGGCCATCAAGTCCCTTGCCACTGCTTGGGTTATATTCTCCACCAGCTTACCGCCGTATGTACCATTACGAAACGCCTTACCCATCTTTTCAGCTAAATAAGTTAGTTCAGGAGACTCACCCCAATCATATCTTTTTATTTTTAATTCAGGTTTATAATAATGTAAACAGCGACCACTTGGTAATTGACACTTTAAGAAATCATCTTGCATAAACCAAATAGTTTTACCACATTCTACACGATTACCAGTTCTCACCGCTGTGTGTGCTGCTTTCTCTTGATCGTACCAAAGTTGCCTAACATGGTGGTAGGTCTGGCGATAAGTATTAATAGCTGTTTTAGCCAAGCCTTCATGTACTTTAATCCCCCAGCTTAAACAAGTCTCATAGAATTTAGGTGCGCCCATTCCGTAGCCTGCGCCAAGTATAGCAGCTTTACCTAACTGTCTTTGTTCTGCGGTTACGTCCTTAACATCTACTCTATAAATATTAGAGGCCATATCTTTGTACAAGTCCTCACCGTTTCTAAATTGATTTAGCATTTTCTCACTACCTGCAAGCCAACCGAGAACTCTAGCCTCAATAGCTGCAAAGTCAGCAACTAATAGTTTCTTACCTTGTGGTGCGCATACCATACCTCTTATAGCTGACGACATAAAACCCATTACATCATCGGTTAACATCTCAATACTTGATGCGCTACCTTGCTTAATTAGCTTGATAGCAGTAGCCATATCTTTAATACTACCTCTTGGCAAGTTTTGGAATTGCACCAACTTACCAGACCATCTACCAGTTGAAGCACCGTGATACATAAGCACATCACGGATTCTACCATCTGGTGCAGTAGAGTTTTTCATTGCTTCATATTTAGCCGTAGAGGTTTTACTTAATGCTTGGCGTATCTCTAATACTCTTTTAACCTTAGCGTCCTTAACAGTTTTTAAAGCCTGTTCTACATCTGCTTTAGTAAGCCCCGGTAATTCTTCGCCACGTTCTTTACACCATTCAAGGATTCTAGCTCGTTGGCCAACAGTAGTTATCTTACCTTCGGTTAATATAGCTAATTCTTTTTCTAGTTTTTCTGAATACTCACCTAATATCTTTAGTGATTTATTGACAGCATCTATATCTATATGGACACCACGCTCGTTAATCTTTTGGTCTAACTGCCAAACTTTTAATTCTCTATTTGGTAGGCCACCTAGTTTGTTTGCTATTGCATATTCTGCTTCAACATCTGATTTGCAATAGTCGTATAATGTTTGGAATTTTTCTTGGTATTCTTCTTGTTCATAAAACCCTCCTACTCTTGGTCTAGGTTTTGATAGCTGTAGCATAACTCTTTTACCTTCGTCATCTTTAATAGTTGAAAGGCCAAGTATCTTACCGGCACCACCTAATGATCTAGGTAATGCGTGGTATGCTGCAACACTAGCGGAGCAACGCCATTGCTCTGGTTTAATCTCTGGCCAACCATATCGTTTAACCATAATGTTATGCCAGATAGCTTTTTCAAAGAAAGCGTTGTGGGCTTCTACTAATACCCCCTTATTAATTTGTCTTGCTAACACATCCATCTTTAGGTGGTCTTGGTGATCTACACTTAAAGCATCCATGTTATTAAATAGCATGACAGGGCTATCATCAAACTTCACGGCTAAACAAAGTATCTCGGTACTTGAGTCTAACGAGTAGACCCAAGCACCGGACTTCTTTATATCAACCTCTGATCTTGTTTCAAAGTCAATATAGATCATTACCCTAGCAAGTTTGAAGATTGATAATTATCTGGGTTGTCAGCTTCATCATCAATAACATCAAACTCGTCTGCTGCTGATACTCTAGCTGCGCCGAAGGCTTCACCATCTTTAACTTTTTGTACGTTGTTAAGAGATAAAGAAACACCAGAGTTACCTTGAAATTTTGACCCTTCTTTTGGATAAGCAAAAGCATTAACACTGGCTCTTATGAAACAACCACCGTATATTTCTTCTTCGGTTAAGATGTCTTGATTTTGAGAATCAACTACACCCGGCTTACGAGTGTTCTTAACAGTGATGAAGAAACAGCCGTGATATTCTGGGCCATAAGGTTCACCATTCCTTTTAGTACCATCACCGTCCTTGATTGGATTGTGAAGTACCTGTGGTACTTTCGTACCCCATCTATTTTTAATGGTTTGATCTATTATACTTTTTAGTTTTGTTAGATCAGTTTTCTTATCAAACAAAATATCAACTGAATATTCGGACTTGCCGGACATCTCGTTTAATTTAGGTTTCATAAGGTTAGGGAAAGACGCTCTTCCTACGGGAGTAATTACTTTATTAGTCATGTCATTACGTGTTATTAAGTTAATAAAAAATTTAGCCTTCAATGACATCAAAGTCACTTCGGGCAGACGATTCTACTTCCGGCCTCTTATCACTAACAGGCACGATAGTATTACCGTTATCTGGGGTTTCGCATAGCGAAGCCACCAAATTCTTGTCAACTTTCTTCTTCTCTATTTGAGCAGGAGAAAGTAATTTTAGTTCTGAATATATTAAGCCAATACCAATGTCGCCGGGGTGAACACCCATTGCGTCTCTTAGTTTTCTGACTATCATATCTTGATTACCAAACCATTTACGATTAGCTCTTTTCTTAACGAGCTTGTAACCATCTATAGATTGGCCACGTTCTAATTC